GACGATCCACAGGATTCTCCTACTGCTGTTAAGGTCCCTGGAACCAAGGCCGGTATGATTAATGCCATGATGACCAAGATGAACGAGATGCCTACAAAGCAACTCAAAGCATCGTATGGTAAAATGATGGCCGGTCTTAAAATGGAAGATGTCGAATTCGAAGAAGATGCTATCGAAGAAATTCATAGTGTTCGCGACCTTCCAAAGATCACAGCTGAAGATGTTGTTGTATCCGAAGACGTAGCTGCTATGTTTGAAGGTACAGAAGATCTCTCAGAAGATTTCAAAGAAAAAGCTACTGTCATTTTCGAGACAGCAGTTGTTTCTAAGGTCAATGAGCAGCTTGAGAAAATCTCAGCCAACTTCGAAGCTGAACTTGCTGAAGAAGTAGAAAACATTCAAAAAGAAATGTCTGAGAACCTTGACTCATATCTCGACTACGTAGTTGAGCAGTGGATGGAAGAGAACCGTCTTGCTGTCGAGCAGGGTCTTAAAGCTGAAATGGTAGAGGACTTCTTGAAGGGCCTGAAAGGTCTGTTCGAGGAGCACTACGTAGAAATCCCAGACGAGAAGGTCGACGTTGTTGAAGAACTCGCTACTAAAGCTGAAGAACTTGAGTCTAAGCTGAACGAGCAGATCGAAAAGAACGTAGAACTTCATGGTGTTGTTGAGCAATACAAAAGGGATCAGCTGATTGAGTCAGTAGCTGGCGACTTAACTGATACTCAAAAGGCTAAATTTGAGACCTTAGCTGAAGGAATTGATTTTGTTGATGCAGAGTCTTTCACTAACAAACTAACCATTGTTAAAGAAAGCTATTTTGGCAAAGGTGAGGAAACTACTTCATCATATGAGTTGGACGACGATGAGCCACTAACAGAGGAAACTGCTGAGAAGCGTGTTGATCCTGGCATGGCAAATTACGTAAACGCCATTTCTAGGTCCATAAAGAAGTAATATTATAAATAACTTAAGATAGATAAGAGGAGACTATCATGTTATCTGAACAACTTATCGAGAAGTGGCAGCCAGTACTCGATCATGGTGACCTTGGCGAGATCAAGGATTCTCATCGTCGTGCTGTAACTGCTCAACTTCTAGAAAACCAAGAGCGATCAGCTCGTGAGCAAGCTATGGGTTCTGGTGGATACCAAATGCCTTCGCTGTTGGGTGAGGCTTCGCCTACCAACGCTATGGGTGGTTCCGCTGCTCCATCAACCTCACCTGTTGGTAACGTAGATCTGTTTGACCCAGTACTGATTTCACTGGTACGACGATCTATGCCAAACCTTATTGCATACGACGTATGTGGCGTACAGCCAATGACTGGTCCTACTGGCCTGATCTTTGCTATGCGCGCTCGTTACTCTAGCCAGTCAGGCTCCGAAGCTCTGTACAATGAAGCTGATTCTTCATTCGGTGCTTCTGCTTCTGGTAACAACGCTTCTAAAGCTGTTATCGATGGCGAAGGTAACCCAGGTGTTGGTCAGGCTGGTTCTGATCCAACTACTCGTGCAGTAGGTAACACTTACTCTGTTGAAACTGGCATGCCAACGACTTCTGCTGAAGCTCTGGGCGATGGCGCTGCTAACGCTTTCAACGAGATGGCATTCTCAATTGAGAAAGTTGCTGTAACGGCTGTTTCACGTGCTCTGAAAGCTGAGTACACGATGGAACTGGCTCAGGACCTGAAAGCAATCCACGGCCTCGACGCTGAGACTGAGCTTTCTAACATCCTGTCTGCTGAGATCCTGGCTGAAATCAACCGTGAAGTTGTTCGTACGATCAACTACACAGCTTCAGCTGGTGCACAGCAGAACGTAGCTTCTGCCGGTACTTTCAACCTCGACGTTGACTCTAACGGTCGTTGGTCAGTAGAGCGCTTTAAGGGTCTGATTTTCCAGATCGAGCGCGACGCTAACCAAATCGCTAAAGACACTCGTCGCGGTAAGGGTAACATCCTGATCTGCTCTTCTGACGTAGCTTCTGCTCTTCAGATGGCTGGCGTTCTGGATTACACTCCTGCTCTGTCTGCTAACTTGAACGTAGATGACACTGGTAACACCTTCGCTGGTGTTCTGAATGGTCGAGTTCGGGTCTACATCGATCCATACTTCGCTTCTTCAGCTGGTAACCAGTACTACACGATCGGCTACAAGGGTTCTAGCGCATTTGACGCTGGTATCTTCTACTGCCCATACGTACCTCTGCAAATGGTTCGTGCGGTTGGTGAGGACACTTTCCAGCCTAAGATCGGCTTCAAGACTCGATACGGCATGGTTGCTAACCCCTTTGCTCAAGGTGCTACGGCCG